CCTCCCTTCGTGTATCCAGCTAAATCTAAAAATGGATGTTTTTATAATTTAAAATTTTCTAGTAGTAATTTTTCTGTAATTGATGTAAAATAAAAAACAAATATTATATGAAAATAATTGATCAATATATTCAAAAGAAATATGAGAAGTATGATGAACGTGTGATTGAGTTTCTTTCACGTGTTTATGATGACTGTAAGAATGCAAATGAAAGACTTAGCAATTATTTCTATTGTTGCTTAGACTTATTAGCAAATCAATTAAAGTTGTATTTCATGGCAGTTGATAACATTGAGAATGAAAAGGACTTAACTTCAAAAGACAATTATAACAGAATTGCAAAGTCACCATCAATACAAGTTCTTAATCACGCACATCAAGAAATACTTAACATCCTTCAAAAACTTTCGCTTTCACCATTTGAGCAAGCGAAACTAAAACGTCTTAATAACGGTGGTGATGAAGAAGATGCAGAGGAGCTTCTTAACAAATTGATAAACTAAAACGATGTTGAACAGAGCAATAACAGAAGAAGAGAAGTCAGAGATATGGAGACAGTTAATGATTGAAGAAGTAGGCTATAAGAAAGCACATGAACTGTTTGAAGCAGCATGTGACAATTATGATCCTATTCAATATGCAGTATTAAAGGCAACAAAACAATTAGAAAAAAGAAAAACTAAACAATAGACTTTAAAGAGATGTAGATAGCGGTAGAATGCTTTCTACATCCTTCTAGTATATAGACTAATATAAATTAACACTAAGATATAAAAAGAGCATTAGATGATGAATATATGCCTTATATTACTAAAAGAAGAATAAGTCCTCCATCACGTAAGAAAGAATATGATGAACATAGATCAAAGAAATATGGAGTTTATTATCAAGACATAAGGTGGAAAAAGTTAAGAGACTATTACATGGACCTGCATCCTATCTGTGAAGAATGTATGTTTGAAGGAAGGTCAGTACCTGCAGAAGAATGTCATCATCGTATACCATGGAGTTGGTTCACTGATGAAAATGATAGACGATTAGCATTATTGGATGTAGATAATTTACAACCATTATGTAGGATGCACCACCATGAAAAACATAAATATCTAAATAAACCAGATAATTTTGAACAGACAGCATATTATAAGAAAATACATAGTTTGAATGGGACTGTTTAATATATCTATATTATATATCGTTAATTAACTTTTCATTAATATTTTAACAGCAGGAGGACCATTTTATTCTAAGTTTTACATATGTGCATATATTTTTGGTCCTCCTTTTTTACCTATTACTTAGAAAAATATTATTATTAATAAAATAAGTAATATAATAATGACAAAAGAAATAAAGATAGTAGTAGATAATATACAAAAAGCAAAAGACATTAATTTTGTAAACAACACAATTGATTCTATAATTGAGTCAATGCATGATTTTCCAAAAGAAGTAAGTAAGCTATCATTTGAAAGAGATAAGAATATGTCATTTGTTAAGTTCACATTACGTGTTAGTAAGACAGGTGATATGATATTTATATTGATTAAAGAATGGCTTAACTTATGCTTGGAAACTGAACCTAATCTATTTATTAGCATTAGTGAAATTGAAGAGAAAGCATTAACAGGAACTACATACAGATTCTTTACGTATGTGCCTAATTAGAAAATGACTATATTATAACTGGTATTCAGTGGAATGCCTATTTATTATCTTTCATTAATTATTTATATTTTATATTTTCCATATTTAATCATACTATTATTTATAATCTTTAATTATTTTTTTCTTAGGGGTGGCGATGGCTACCCCATTTTTGTCGTAAATGACTATTTTACTATTATATGAAATTTATAATGATCATTTAAATGACACATATATATTATGAAAAACCTTATTGGAAATATGCAAAAGATGTAATTGACGGAAATGTTATAGTTGGTAATTACATTAAATTGGCATGTCAACGTATGTTTGATTTTGCAAAACGTGATGATCTTATATTTGATTATTTAGATGTTGATAAGAAGATAAATTTTGTTCAGAAAATGAAGCACTCAGAAGGCAAGCATGCTGGGAAAAATTTTATATTATTAGATTATCAACAATGGATATATGCTAATATATTCGGATGGAAATATATCGATAGCAATAAAAGAGTAACTAAGAATGTATTATTGTTATTAGCACGTAAGTCAGGTAAGACGTTCATGGGTGCAAGTCTAGCTTTGACTGTTGCATTATGTGATGGACAGAAATCACCAGAAATTGACTTCATTGCTAACTCTTCACAACAAGCAGCAATTGCATTCAGACACTGTTCAGAACAAGCAAAATCAATAGATCCAAAAGAGAAGATCGTAAAACGATTTAGACATAATCTTTATTCACCGATTACGGGCGCGAGAATTAACGTATTAGCATCAGACACATCTAAACTTGATGGTCTTGGTGCATCAATGTTCTTACAAGATGAAGGACATGAAGCTAAGTCTTTTGAAGTTTGGAATATCTTAAAGACTTCACAAGGAGCAATTGAGAATCCTTTAGCTGTAGGAATATCAACATGTGGATTCCATATAGGTGAGACGTACCCATTATATAACCAATGGTCTTATTGCACAAGAATCTTAAAGAATATGATTGAAGATGATTCATGGTTCAGTGCATTGTATCAGTTAGACGAAGATGATGATTGGAAGGATGAGAATGTTTGGATAAAGGCAAATCCGTCATTAGGTCAGACTGTAGGATATGACTATATGAAAGATCAAATTAGAACTGCTATAAATACACCTTCTAATGAAGTATCAATAAGAACAAAGAACTTAAACCAATGGATGCAGTCATCTAACATTTGGATATCACATGAACTTATGCAGTCTATAATGCAGCCTGTAAACTTAGATGACTATGAAGGTGAGATGGCTTATGGTGGGTGTGACTTATCTGTAGTATGTGACTTAACTGCTCATTCAATATGTATTCCACCTAATCCTGATAGAAAAATAAATGGCGATAAGTTCATTTTCAAATCCTGGCTGTATATTCCACAAGAAGCATTAGACATATCGCCTAACAGGGAATATTATAAAGAATGGATAAGAAGAGGATGGGCAATTAAGACGGCAGGCAACGTTGTAGACTATGAGCATATACTTAAAGATCAATTGAATATTTCAAAGAAACTATATTTTGTTGATTATGGATATGACTCATATAATGCGACACAATGGGCTATAAACGCAGAAGAAGCAGGACTTCCATTATCTGCATATAGTCAGACATTAGCATCTTTCAATAAGCCAACGAAATTCATTGAGATGCTTATACGAAGTAATAGGTGTATAATAGATGCTAACCCTGCTGTTGAATGGTGCTTTGAGAATGTTGAATTAATGTGGGATCATATGGAGAACTGTAAGCCAACGAAAGCTAACGGTGAGAAGAACAATAAAATTGATCCTGTCATTTCGTCAATAGAAGCATTAGGCTGTTATCTGAATAGTAAGAACTTCCAGCCTGAAGCATGGACAATCTAAAATTTCTATATTAAGTAAGCTAAAACTTACTATACATAGTTTTTCTATATTAATAAAAATATCATAAATAAACATGTGGCCATTTAGAAAACAAGAAATAAGAGAAGTTGAGCAACCACATAAAGAACAAGACACATCTGTATGTTCAGAAGTAAATCAGGGCATTGGCCTTTTGAATAAACTGCTTAATTTGAAAGACTATGATGCACTTTCACAGTCTGCTTTCTTTGCAGCAGTCAATTTAATATCAAATTCAGTAGCAGAAATGCATTGGGAAGTCAAATCTAAGCAAGATTCAGACATTCCAGTTAATTTTTATGTAGATCATATCTTTGACAATTCACTTTTATCACAGTTTATGATGACAAAGAATATGATATTAGATGTATTATTGCATGGAAATGGCTTTGCCTATATTGAGCGCGATAAAGCTGGAAAGCCTATAAATTTAGTATATCTGCCTTACGGACAATGCAATATTGTATATAATAAGGCAACTGGAATCTTATTATATCAAGCACCAGAAGTTTCGAACTCATTAATTGAGCCAATTAATATGATACATTTAAGAATGCATGCTATCGATGGCATAGAAGGTCGTAGTATCATAGCATTTGCTAAGAATGCGATTAAATTAAGTGGTTCTGCTGATAAAGCTGCAACAGAATTCTTCAATTCAGGTATGACAGTCAAAGGAATCCTATCAACAGATTCGCCACGTCTTACAAAGGAGCAACGTGAGTCTATACGTTCTGCGTGGTCAGAATCACAAGTAGGAGCAGGCACAGGTATTGCAGTTCTTGAAGCAGGAATGAAGTTCAATCCTATTTCATCTAATTCAAAAGACAGTGAATTATTAGAAACAAGACTTTTCAATGTTCAGGAGATCGCACGTTTCTTCAATATTAGTCCAGTTCTTTTAGGTGACTTATCAAAATCTTCTTATAATTCAGTTGAACAAGCAATGATCGCATTTACGGTGAACTGTTTAGCACCTTATGTGATCAATTTGGAACAAGAACTTAATAAAAAGCTTATTCTTCCATCAGATCAAAATAAATTCTATATTGATATAATAGAAGAAGATATCATAAAGACTGATAAACAAGCACAAGTCTCATATCTTTCAACTTTAGTCGACAAAGGAATCATATCACGTAATGAAGCAAGAAAGCAATTAGGATATGGCCCAGTCGAAGGAGGAGATGAACTTACGGTAAGTTATACAGATGTAAGTCAGAATAAAGTAAATCAAGAAGACAAAAATACAGATCAAAATACAGAAAATGAACAAGAATAAGATAGAAATTAGAAGTATAACGTCTGAAATTCGTAACTTAGAAGAAGGTTCACGTAAAATTTCAGGCTTAGCTATCCCAGCAGAATCACGTTCAGAGCTTTTGTATGGAGAATTCTATGAGACAATTTCTAAAGATGCATTGACTGAAGACTTGATCAACAGCATGGATATTAAATTATATGTAAACCATGATGCAAGTCAAGGAACTTTCGCAAGATCTAAGTTTGGAAAAGGATCACTTCGTCTTTTCGTAACAGACAGAGGTATAGAATTCGAAACAGAATTGCCTAATACAGCACAAGGTGATATGCTTTTAGAGGGAATCCGTAGAGGTGACTATGATGCATTAAGTTTTGCATTTGCACCTGAAGACGAAGAATGGTTCGATAATGAAGATGGCACTTATAGCCGTACAATTCGTTCTATAGCTTTCCTTGATGAAATCAGTTTGCTTTCAGTTGCTCCTGCATATGAACAGACAGAAGTAAAATTACGTTCATTGGAGCAATTCAAAGAAGAAAAACGTCAAGCAGAAGAAGAAAAGCAGAAGCAGATCTTAGAATCATTAGATGCGAAGATGAAAGAGTTTGAAGACGCAGTAAAAGAAATACAAATCTAAAAATACAACTATACAATCATGAAACAAAAGAAATTAAACGATATTCTTTACGTATTTGACATAACTCCATACGTAATCACACAAGATACGGATGCAGATGTAATCAAAGTACAGCAAGAATGCTATGAAGGATATGTAGAATTGAATCCAGACTTGGCTAGTAAGATTGTAAAATATAATTATCATATGTTTACAGTAACTCAGCAAGAATGGGCACCTTATGTTGATGCAGATGATAAGCCATCTCCAGAATTAGCATGGAGCGCAGATTCAGCAACAGTAACAATTGGTGCAGATGACAATATATTCCCAACATTATCTAATCCTCATAGCGTAACTGTAACATACGGATCAAACGATACAAGTGTAGCAACAATTGATTCTTCAACTGGAGAAATTACATTATTACACGATGGTGGAACAACAATTTCAGCTATATTTGAAGGTGATGATGATTATGCAGCACAGACTGTTACTTATATATTATCAGTAGCACCAGCACAACCATCAACTATAACTGTAACTGCTCCTTATGGATTATCTATATTTGATGAAGATAATAATGACTGGGTTTCTATGGAACCAGTTGGTGGTGAATCAGATGCAACAGAAGCAACAGGTACATTAACAACAGGCAACTCATATTCAGTTGAGCAAAGAAGCGGAATAGGACAAGGCAAGGAAGTAACATTCAGCCCATCATGCGGAACAGGTCAACAAGGAACTGTAGGAGCTGAATTTATAGCACCTAATCAAGATTTAACAATCACATTATCTCAACCAGTTCCACAAGGTCATACATTAACATTAGAAGGCCAAAGTATACATGATCATGTTATTGTAAAATTCGATAATGTTACTGTGCAAACAGATTATCAATATTTTGATGTAGCTGAGAATACAGTAATTGATATCTATCCAACTGATAATGTAGCGAATTATGATTTGAATAGTGGAGCGACATGGGATACAGACCACTGGACTGCTACAATGCCAGATTCAGATTTAACAATCTCTATTAGTTATGTTCTTCCACAAGAAAATCAAGGCGTAACTGTAACTTATAATGTAAATAATACTTCTCAAGCAGCTGCATTATGGGCAGATGATGGTCAAAATTATCCTGATCAAATGTTTGTAGATGGTGTACGTCAGACTGTAGCTAATACATATCAGTTCAGTACTACAGGTTCTCATACAGTACAATATATATTCTATGATAACGTATTAGACATTGTATTCCACCAAGATGATCAAACAACTCCTATAGAAATAACAGGATTCCAAGTTGGTTCTGATATTGAAGAAGTTACAGGAAATGCATGGACAGTGAAACAATTTGATGCAGGAGCAAGCGATATGGTAGATGTAGCACAGACATATCTCCCAATAACACCACCTACTATTACAGGAATAGGTGAATCAACAGATAGACCACAAGCAACTATTTATGTTCCTTCAGATAGTGTATCTGCTTATCAAGCTGCATCAGTATGGTCTGATATATCTGCATTAATCCAAGCTATAACAGTACAATGAACGTAGCAATATTTACAGTAATAAGAAACGAACAAGATTATCTTAACGATTTTCTTAAATATCATACAGAAATGGGTCTTCATATATTCGTATTTGAAGACCTATTTTCTAATTCCCATTCTAATATTTGCTGTAAATATGATAATGTTGAGTTACATTCAATTAAAGAACTATATGATCCTGAAGAATATGATAGCTTAGAGTATAGAAGGAAAAGACAAGTGGCAATGCAGACAGAGTTAATAACTAGAGGCCTAAGATATATTCATTCTTTAAATATATATGACTGGTGCTGGGTGATAGATATAGATGAATATATAACATCATCTGAGCCTTTTCCTGACATATTAAATAGATATACAGATTATGATGCAGTAAGGGTGTATTGGATGAACTATGGTTGTTCTGGACATATTTATAAGCCAATATACGATAAGCCAATATACGACATCTATACTGAAAGATGTGGATATGAGAATCAAGACTTTTGGTTGCATAATATAACAAAGCTATGTGTCAATATGCATAAGTGGAATCCAAACATAACATACAGGGTACATTTCACAGACATTAATTGGATAAAAGTCGACTTTACTACTGATGCTGCCAATATTGTGTTTGATCCACTGTATCTAAGGCATTATATAACTAAATCATTTGAAGAATATTGCCATAAGATATTTGTAAGAGGTATGATGCATAATGGACATAGAAAGATCTCATCATTCTTTGAAATGCAGCCACAATACAAGAAACGTATATCTGAATATAAGTTATTGCATGAACATCTTAAGAAAACAATAGGTGTAGATCTAAATGACTATATTTGAATAAGCAACATAATTTTAGAAATTACTATATTATAAACAAATCTACAAAAACATAAATTAATACTATGAAATCAAGCGTAGAAATTAAGGAAGCTATCAACAAAGCAACTTTAAGAGCTAAAGAAATCGTTGATCTTTGCAAGACTGAAATCCGTGAGATGACAGAAGATGAAGAACAAGAATTCAAATCTTTACGTGAAGAGATCGACGAAAAGAAAGAAGAACTTAAGGCTTTGGAAGCTAAACTAGCAGAATATGCAAGAGAACTTCCTGATGAAGAAGAGGAAGAAGAAAAAGAAACAGAAGATAAAAATAAACGTAATAAAGAAATGAAAAAGAATTCATTAGTAAAAGAATTGCGTAATGCAATTGATAACAACTTAAAGACTATCACAATCAACGCTGAAACACGTACTATGCAAGTAACTGGTGATTCTGGTGTTCATGATCAAGTTGTTGAAACAGAAATCGAAGGTATCTTAGAACCACTTTATGCTAATTCAGTATTATCTAAATTAGGTGTTCGTTGGTATGCAGGTCTTCCAAAGGGAGATGTTCAAGTACCTATCATGGGCAAAGGTTCTGTAGGCTGGGCAGGTGAAGTTTCTGCTGCTTCTGCAACAGGCAACGAATTCACAACTGTTCTTTTACAACCTAAGAGACTTACTGCTTATGTAGATATCTCTAAGCAATTATTAGCTCAAGACACAATCGGTGTTGAAGCTGCTATCCGTAGAGACATCGTTAATGCTCTTAATGACAAATTAGAAGCTACAATCTTCGGTACAGCTGATGGTGATGCAACAAAGCCAGCTGGTATCTTCTACAACGTATCTGAAACAAACGTTGATGACTATGCAGGTCTTTGCCAATTTGAAGCTGCTCTTGATGATGCAAATATCAATGGCGAAAAGAAATACTTAATGGGTAACACTGCTAAGGCTACTTTCCGTTCAATGATCAAGGGAACTAATGCTACAGGAATGGTTCTTGAAGCTAATCAAATCGATGGCACTCCAATGCTTAACACATCTAACGTTTCTACAAAGAAATTCGTTTATGGTGATTTCAATTACTTAGCAATTGGTTCTTGGGGTGATATCGACATTACTGTTGACCAATACACACAAGCTGTAAATGGATGCATCCGTCTTGTAATCAACGCATTCTTCGATGCTAAGATCTTACGTTCTGAAGCATTCAAATATGGTAATGTAGATTGAGTCACTAATCCTTCTACTATAGAAATTGAAACAGCGTAAAACTCAATTCTTTGAGTTTGATCATTATAAACTTTCATTTTCTAGATGATGCGGGGTCGGGCAAACATGGCCCGATCCCTTTGTGATAAAAACATAACTAATAAAATGGAATATTTGACATTAAAAGAAATAAAGAAGCAATTGAATGTAGATGAGCAATTTAAAGAAGATGACGAATTCTTAGAATTATTAGGAGAATCAGCAGAAGACATGTGTGCACAATTGCTTGACTGTTCATTAGATCAATTAGTTGCTGAAAATGGAGATATTCCTGCATCAGTGCGTCATGCTCTACGTATGTTAGTAGATTATATGTATAGTCAGAACAGAGGATCTTCTGGTGAATCTATAGACATTCCAAATGCTATTTACACAATATTAAAATTATATCGTAATTTCAGATAATGAATTCAGCTTTACTAAAAGATCCAATTGACATATATGCACTTCAGACAACCAAGACTGAATATGGCACTATTAAGACAGAGTATGTTTTGAAGTATCATACCAGAGCGCATGTGCAGTTCAATTCAGAGAATATGACGGTTTCTGAAGGTGAAGTATGGTTTCCTATAAATCGTACATTCATAGTTCGTGCTTATGTTCCAGTTACTGAGACTGACCAGATTGAATGGAATGGAAAACGTTGGAGAATACTTAGCATCAATATGAATAAGTATTATAACGATATGGAAATACAATGTACATTAGTCAATACATAAAATGGATGGAATAAAACTAAAAGTAACAGGCACACTTCTAGGACCATTAGAAGAAATGAAGGAAAAGCTACCAAAGGCTGAGACTCATGCTTTATATCATGCAGCTTATTTCTTACGTGATAAGATTAGAAATGAACTTGTTTCTAAGATACCTAAAGCAACACAGAAGAATCCAAAATACAATGATACATTAGTCGATGCTGTTGGATTCACAAAAGTCGATGGCGCTTCATTGGTTGTAAATGCAATGGGTACAAGAAAGACAGGCTCTGGTACATATAGAACTAGATTCTTTGAAAACGATACTAGAGACAGATATCAAAAAACATATAAAGGCATCAAATTAAAGAAGAAACGTTTCTTAGGACATATTACTGGAACTCATTTCTTTAAATCTGCCGTACAAGCAAATGAACAAGGCGTAGTTGAGATGATGCGCGAAATTATTGGCAAATATGTACAAGAGGCATTCAAATAAGTTTTTAATTATGACTATATTATAACAAAATATTGATCACATAATGGCTGACAACACAATTCTTATTTCTAAATATGTACAGAAGATATTAGAAGAAGATACTGAAGTTCAATCAATCTTAGGAATAGATGAACATAAGATATTTCCACTTCTACAGCCTGATACTTTAAAGTTTCCATTTATTGTGCATTCACGTACAGGCTTACAAGTATTCTATACAAAAGACATATCATTTGGACAGTTTGGATGGACTAATACAATAACTTATACTATATCTTGTGTATCAGATAACTATATACAAGCATTAGAATTAGCAAATGCTGTAAGACATGCGATGGAAGCATATAGATTAAGAGATGATGACATAAATATTCATCCAATTCAAGTCTTTTCTGTATCTGAATATACAACAGATGATAATGCATTTGTAGAAGAAATACAGTTCAAAATAGAAGCAGAATAAAATCTAACTATAAAATCATAAAAATATACAAATTAAATTTATGGCAGCATATAATTTAACAAACGCAGATATCTACAAAGGTAATTGGCTTATGGTTTTCCTTAATGACAAGCCTATCGCGATGGCGACTAGTCATGCTCTAAGCCTAAGCACTACAACGACAGAGGTATCTACCAAGGATCATGGCGATACTCCTTCAGTGAATGTTCAAAGCATTTCTTGGGAAATTACAACAGAGAACTTATATACAGTTGATGGATTTAATGACTTATGGACAGCAATGAAGACAATGCAGCCTGTTACAGTTAAGTTTGCACCAGCATCTAACTATTCACACACAGGTCAGACAGGTATTGTTGGCGTACAAGGAGCTCAGAACTGGAGTCCAGGCACAGCAATTGCATCAGGTCAAGCAGTTATTTCTTCATTAAGTGTAAATGCTCCTTCTGGTGATAATGCTACACTTTCAGCAACATTCACAGGTCAAGGATCATTAGACCAGATGTCTGGCCCACAAGGTACACAAGGATAAAAACTTGGTATATATTAGACTAATATAGAGGCAGTACAGAAACATGTATTGCCTCATTTTTGTAAATTACTATTTTATTAAAAAACAAATATATATTTAAAACATTATGGCTTTATCAAAGATAGTTCGTGGCAATGATTTTGATATGGAGATCACGGTACTTACCCCTAAGTATGAGGTTGATAATACAGAATGGATTGATTTTGACATCACAGTATGTTCAAATATCGTAGTTAATCTTATATGTGAAACACATCATATCGTTATTCCTTTAAATTGGTATTTGAAAGAAGATACAGACAATATAATTATAGCACATGTAGTTGCAAGTGTTCTTCATGCAGGTGCAGTATATGGCTTTGAGATAACAGGTTTAGATCCATACGGCAAAGCATGGAGATATAAGGACCCATCAATATTCATAGTCGTTGATGCATCGGAGAATTCAAGACTTAATGCAAGACCTGCAAGCGGCCCAATTGAAGTATACGCAAAGGTTGGATTAGCATTATATTTAGACTATATAGAAGTTCATGGTCCACAGGGTCCACAAGGAGAACAGGGACCACAAGGAGATAAAGGACAAGATGGTGATGTATCATTTGATGAGCTTACACCAGGACAGTTAGCACAGATTACAGGTCCACAAGGAGAACAGGGACCACAAGGTGAGAAAGGACGTGATGGTACTGGTGTTCCGGGGTTTATTATAACTGATGAAGACCAATTTGGACATCAAGGATTAGTAAGTATTCTTTCAGAAAACCCATATACTGATTCAATAGGTATAGGTGCAGTAATAGAAGGTAGTTCAGCTGAGAATCAATTAATAGGTGCACAAGGTGATTATTCACATGCAGAAGGATTAGGTACGAAGGCCGAAGGTCATTGTTCACATGCAGAAGGTGTGAGCACAGAAGCATCAGGTCAAGCATCACATGCAGAAGGTGTGAGCACAGAAGCATCAGGTGAAGCAGCTCATGCAGAAGGTGATGCAAGTAGAGCTTATGGACGCGCAGCTCATGCAGAAGGTAATAGAACATTAGCACAAGGTGACTATTCACATGCAGAAGGCGCATATACCATGGCAACAAATGATTATGAACATGCAAGTGGCATACATAATCAATCTAATCATTTAGGAGACGAATTTGGATCTAGTGGAAATACATTATTCTCAATTGGAAATGGTGATGATCGCAATGATCATAATGCATTTGAAGTTAGACAAGATGGATCTATCATTATTCCTAATACAAGCTTAATTGGAACACAAGGACCACAAGGCAATATATATACATATGCAGATGTTCCTTCAATTAACTTACAAGATGCTATAAGTGCTGCAGGTAATCAAGGACCACAGGGTGTACAAGGTGCTCAAGGCCCACAAGGTGAACAAGGTGCTGCATTCACATATTCTGACTTTACACCAGAACAGTTAGCTGCATTGAAAGGTGAGCAAGGTAATCAAGGTCCACAAGGAGAAAAGGGAGATGCATTTACTTACAGTGACTTCACACCACAGCAATTAGAGTCATTAACTGGTCCACAAGGTAATCAAGGTCCACAAGGAGATAAGGGAGATGCATTTACTTACAGTGACTTCACACCACAGCAATTAGAGTCATTAACTGGTCCACAAGGTAATCAAGGTCCACAAGGAGAAAAGGGAGATGCATTTACTTACAGTGACTTCACTCCACAACAATTAGAGTCATTAACTGGTCCACAAGGTAATCAAGGTCCACAAGGAGAAAAGGGAGATGCATTTACTTACAGTGACTTCACTCCACAACAATTAGCTGCATTAACTGGCCCACAAGGTGATACAGGTGCTCAGGGTCCACAAGGTGCTCAGGGTCCACAAGGTACAGTTCCATTTAATGTAGTTACAGGATATCAAGCTGGCATAGGAATCGCAGGCATTAAGATTGATATTGTTTCAGCATTGCCAGTAAGTCCAGATTCAAATACTTTATATGTGATCGTCTAAGAAAATTATTCTTATACTAAAATCTAAGAAAATTATTATTATTAATAAAATATGAACGGAATTAATATGTCAGACGTAACAAACTATATGTTTGGATCAACTCAAGTAAGTGAAGTATATCTAGGATCTACATTAATATGGCCTTTAACACCACATGATTATTCACAAGACTATCTTACTTTTGAATTATTAGAACCTACAAAAATATTTATTGAGACGTCTCATTATATTGATAATGATCCAAACTGTTATATATCCTATTCTATAGATAATGGATCTACATGGACTAATATAATGACACAAAATGGTGAAATACCAGAATTGCCAACAGGAACACGAATTTTATGGAAAGGTAATTTATCTATTATTTCTACACACACAGTATCTTTAATGACATATCATCTTTATTGGGGTAGATATAATATATATGGTAATGTATCTTCATTATATTTTGAAGATAATTTTGTAGGAAATACTACTATATACACACATATGTATGACGATCTTTTTGGTGGTAATACAGGAATTGTATCTGCAAAGAATTTAATATTGCCTGCTACAAATCTTAGTAATGCATTTTATTGTTATACAAAAATGTTTACAGGATGTAGCAATATGACTATAGCTCCAGCATTGCCTGCTACAACATTAGCAAATGGCTGTTATGATTCTATGTTTGCATATTGTGACTCATTGACTACACCACCTGAAATATCTGCCGTAACATTAGCAACACAATGTTGTCATTCTATGTTCAATGGATGTACATCATTGACTACAGCTCCAGCATTACCTGCTACAACATTAGCAATAGACTGCTATTGGAATATGTTCAATGGATGTACATCATTGACTACAGCTCCAGCATTACCTGCTACAACATTAGCAAATAATTGCTATGAACGCATGTTCTATGGGTGCACATCATTGACTACAGCTCCAGAACTGTCTGCTACAACATTAGCATCAAATTGTTATGAATATATGTTCTATGGATGTACATCATTGAATAATATTAAATGTCTTGCTACTGATATATCTGCATCTTATTGTACAATTGGCTGGGTAACTGGTGTTGCTGCTACAGGTACATTTACTAAAGCTGCTTCTATGACTAATTGGACAACAGGAGCAAATGGTATACCAAGTGGATGGACTGTACAGAATTACGGACCAACACCTCATGACTATTCACAAGACTACTTAACAATTGAAGTATTAGATAATGGAACACAAATTAGCTTTACACAAAATAGCATTGAATATTCAATAGACAATGGTACTACATGGGGTACAATGACAACAAGCGAATATTTAGCATTGAACACTGGAGAAAAGGCATTATTTAAAGCAAGTGGATTAACACCTACATCATCAGTAGGCATTGGTACATTTACTGTTAATAATGGTAGAATCAATGTATCAGGCAATATTATGTCAATGCAAGATGGTGATAATTTTGTTAATTCAACTACAATTAGTAATAAAAGTCAATTCCGTAGATTATTCTATAATTGCACAAATATAGTAGATGTATCTAATTTAATATTGCCTGCTACTACATTAGATCAAAATTGTTATCAACAGATGTTCAGTGGTTGTACTTCATTAACTACAGCTCCTGAGTTACCAGCAACAACATTAGTAAGTTCTTGCTATCGTAATATGTTCTATGGTTGTACGTCATTAACATCTGCTCCTGAATTACCTGCAACAACATTAGTAAATTTTTGTTATAATGAGATGTTTTCTAATTGTACTTCACTTACTACAGCTCCAGCATTACCAGCTACCACATTAGCACAAACTTGTTATGCAAGTATGTTCAGTGGTTGTACTTCATTAACTACAGCTCCTGAGTTACCAGCAACAACATTAGTAAGTTATTGTTATAATTATATGTTTAGTGGTTGTACATCATTAAATTACATAAAATGTTTAGCTACAAATATATCAGCTAGTGCATGTACTACTAATTGGCTTAATAATGTTGCTGCATCTGGTACATTCATTAAAGATGCATCTATGACTAATTGGACTACAGGAAACAATGGTATTCCAAGTGGATGGACTGTACAAGATGCAAGTTAATTTGAAATGACTATATTTAGATAATAAAAATAACGAATGAAATGGACACAAAGAAAAAAGAAAACATACAATATTCAACAGCAATAACATTCTTATTTAGTGGTATTGTAATGTGCTTCTTATCATTCTTTATGAACGAATATGATGTAGGTGGAGGTGCATTAACATATCTAGGCGAAGCTGTGGCATTTTGTTCTGGCGTTTTTGCAATCAATATATATGTTAAGAATAAAGTACGTGATGCAGAAGTAAGACTAAATGACAAGATAGATAGGAAGATGCACAAGGTAGATAGTTTAATAACAGACGAAGAAGAAATCTGATTTTCTCTATATTAATTATCAAAAAAGGAGGGCAGTTTTTTATTGCTCTCCTTGTTTTTTGTAATTCTCAACATATTCTTTCCACTTGTTTGCATCTTCATTTGATATCTCTTTTGTAAGCTCAATATGCTCATCAGTAGGCAATGGAAACAGTTCTTCTGCTGTTAATGATTTTTTCTTTAAATAAGGCTTTAAGCTACAAAGCATAAGTTGTCTAGTCTGAGACCAACTGCTTACTTCAGCATATTCAAGATATTTAGTTGCTACACATAAGTCAACAATCTGCATTTCATCCATAAAATAATCATGTGTTATTAGCTTATGGATTATAACTAATGACTTATATAGCTCATTGAATGTTAGGCTTTCTTTGTCTTTTTTTTACCTTTGATTTCTTTCTTTTCAGCTTCGTCTTCGTTCTCAGTAGAATTAAGTATCTCAAACTGTACTCTTATTACATCTGCATACCATTTAGCAAATTCCATAAAGCATTTGTCACCACCATTCTCATCAACAACATCCATGAATGATACCATGTCGATTACTTCTTTCTTGGCTTTCTGTAATGATGCTATTACTACTGTATAGAATAATGTAATAAGATCATTTCCTGTCAAGTTGCTAAAGTCAATATTATGGCCTGTGATCTGTTCAAAGTAGATTGCTGAGCGAAAACTGTACACTAATTCTAAGTTTTCGCCGTTGATTTGTAATTTCATATTTTGATCATTATATTTTTGTGATACATATAGATATCTAAATGTCTATTTTAATCACATTTGCATGATGATACATATAGATATCTAAATGTCTATTTTAATATAGTATAAAAATATAAATCATTTTTATGAACAAAGTTTCCGTTGAAATATCAGCTCAGACACAAGCATATGTTCAAGGTATAAATAAAGCAACAGAATCAGCAGAAAAGTATGAGACAGAAACACGCAAAGTTTCAGATGCGCAAGTAAATCTTATGAAAGAACTACGTGCAGCAAAGAAAGATGTACAGAATCTTGCTGCTGGTTATGCTAAGTTAGATTCAGAAGCTAAAAATTCTGCTTTCGGTCAAGAAATGGCACGTCAGTTACAGATTGCAAAACAGAAAGCAGCAGAATATGTTGATTTACAAGGTGACTTACAACAAGAATTAAGAAACATGGCATCTGATACACGTGCGCTTGACACATTAGCTGAAGGCATGGGTATAGTAGGAGATGCAGCAGCAGCCGTAACTGGTGTTATAGCTCATTTTACTGGTAATGAAGAAGATGCAAGAAAAGCAGTAATTGCATTCACTACAGCACAGTCGGCTTTAGGTACAGTCACTAAGTTGCAGAATGCATTACAGAAACAGTCAAACATAATGATGGCCGTTGCAAAGGTACAGACAGCAGCAGCTGCAGCAGCAACAAATGCACAAGCAGCAGCTACAGGTAAAGCTACAATAGCACAGAAAGCATTCAATGCAGTTGCAAAGGCTAATCCATATGTTTTATTAGCATCAGCAATTGCAATTGTTACAGCCGCAGTATATGCTTATATAGTAGCAACAAGAAAAGCAGAAACAGCAACAGAAAACATCGATAAGAAATTGCATGATACAAGTATTCAAGCACAGAAAGATGCACAAGCTGATGTTACTAAACTTAAGCTATTATATGATGCAACTCAAGACCAGACTAAATCAGTAGAAGAAAGAACAGCAGCAGCTAAGAAAATGCAGCAGTTATATCCGGGCTATCTTGGCAATCTGACCACAGAAAAGATATTAGCAGGTGAAGCAGCAGATGCATACAAAACATTAACTGAAGACATAATAGCTGCTGCAAATGCACGTGCTTTAGAAAACAGAATTGCTAAACTAGGAGAAGAGCTAATAGATATGAAGGATGCTTTAGATGAATCAGATAAAGCATTAAAACAATATGAAAAAGCAGCAGACAGTGCTAAAAATAGTATTAATGGTCTAAGCAATGTATCAACACAATATGGAGCATCTTTCAATTATACAATAGATAATGCAAACAAAGCAACACAAAAACTAAACGAACAGAAAAAAGCAAATGAAGAACTTAGACAATCAATAATAGATAAAGAAAAAGAACAACAGAAATATGCAGATGAAGCACTTAAGCTAATACCACAGACAACAAGATTAGAAGAAGGAACAAAGAATGTCACTGAAAAGACAGGTAAAGCTATTAGCAGTAATAAAGACAACACTAAGGAACTAGTAAAGCAGCTTACATTATCAGAAAACACAATTGAGAAGTTAGAACAGAAAATATCTGCATTACAGACATTAGCTAAACGTGGAATGCTACCTGATGACTTAAAAGACCCTAAAGTATTCAATAAGACACTTGGTGCATTAGAAGACCATTTGATCAAACTTAAAGTAGAATGGGGATTTGCAAAAGCAAAGCCTAAGCTACAAGAATTGAAGGAAGATGTAGAATCAGCAAGAGAAGCATACATAATGGCAGTTGAAACAGATAATGAACAAGCTAAGAAAGAAGCATATGAAGCATTCAATGCTGCACAGAAAAGATTAGATGAGCATCAGTTGAAAATTAAGATCAATCCTGTCATGAGTGAAGCTGAACTTAAGAAACAGCTTACATCTATAAATGAGATATTTGAAGCAGCAATTGATGTTAGAAAAGAACTTAGTGACACATATGATTTCTCTGCATTACCTGAATCATATAAAGATGCAGCAAGTGAGACTATCGATGCAATGAAAAGAGTCGAGGCTGCTAAGAAACAATTAGAAGACAAAAGAAATAAGTTATTAGAGGAAAATCCTGTAGGCAACCAAGAAGCAATAAAAGCAATTGATGCAACAATAGAAAAGCTTGATATGCAGAATGATGCATTAGAGGTACAAGCAAACTTATATCAGAAGATAACAAATGAAGCAAAGAAATCAGCAGACGAAATTGAAAACATATCATCAACAGTAAGTCAAGTTGGAAATGCAGTAGCTGCAGCAGGACAGTTGTTCAGTGCATTAGGTGATGTTGCAGATGATACAAGTCTTAGAGCAGCAGGAATAGTTGCACAAGCAGTTGCAACAGTTGCTTTATCATATGCACAAGCACTTAAATCCTGTAAGACATGGGTGGATTGGCTTGCATTTGGAATGACTGGATTAGCAACGATGATCAATATGATAAATCAGATCAAATCTGCAACTGCTGGCTCATTTGCTGAAGGTGGTATTGTAGGTGGAAGTTCATATCATGGTGATAGACTTACAGCTAGAGTAAACAGTGGTGAAATGATCCTTAATGATAAGCAGCAAAAGAAGCTGTTTGACTTATTAGACAGCGATGCAATGCCACAGAAAGGAGGAACTAATGTAACTGTGACTGGTGTAATTCGTGGTACAGACTTAATGCTTGTACAAAGAAACACAGCCAAAGTAATGAAGAAAGCAGGCAATTCAATCAATTTCTAAAATCAAAAATACATTTAAGCAAAATATGATTTTTACAGGCACATTCAATACATATGACAATGAGCAAAAATACAGTGTTACGATAGGAAAGACAGGAACAACACAAAACATAGTAGACCCAACAGAAGACATATGGGGCACTGGAGCTCCAGCTATGAAAGTAATGTTTGCACCAGATCCTGTAAATATTACATGTGACAGAGAAGACTTAGTTAAAAGAATCATTATTAGTCAAGCAAAAGTCAGTCTTGTTTCAAACCAAGACCTTTCATCATATCTGTTTGCTAATACGAACAGAGACATTCCTGTTACCATACAGCTAGTAGGAAATCCAAATCAGCATGTATTCTTTGGGTATGTAGATCCATTACAGTTCAATCAAGGATATGCGCATAACTGGGAAGATGTACAAGTAAATGCAACAGATCCACTTGGTGCATTAGAAGACAGTATAGTAGACCCTGATCACCTTACAATTAACCCATATAATGAACTTTCACCTTGGACTATCATAACAACTATATTGGATGAAATAGGTGTGGATAGCATTACTGAGTCTATTAATGCTACAGTTAAGTCAACAATGCAGAGTACAAAGATAAACTGTAGTCTGTTCTTTGGTGAGTCACAAGATGATTGGCTTAGCTATTATGATGTATTAGACAATATATGCAAGTATTTCAATCTGTATATTGCTATGAACGGTGTTAGTTCAGTCATTATAACATCAACTATAGACAATACTGTGACAGCTGTTAATCTTGCAGCTTTCAAAAATATAGCAACTGATGACTCAACTTCATTAAGCATAGATGATGCATATTCACAAGTGTCTCTTACATGTGAGATTGAACCAGAAGCAGATCTAATATCTTCATTTGATGATAAAGACTTAATGTATTCTGACTATGATGATTATGTCAAATATATGACTGAATATGTATCTACTGGTGAAGGAAAGACGGCATGGGGTGCATTCTATGATTCAATTAATGGAAGACCAACCGATTATGATGCAGCATTCACAATAGATCATTGGTGCTATGTATTTAGAAATGATGCATGGGACTTCGGATCAAACAGCTACATAGAATATCTTGGTGGTAGCATAAATCATTCAACAGGAGCTACTACACCAATGACCAATGATCAGAGAAGCGTATTGACTTGGCTAGCAGAACAGCCATTCAGAGCAGCATTGATAGGCTTTGCTCCAATGAATAAAGTAATGCTAAATGGCAATGTCAAAGACAATTCATTAGAAAAGACACCAGCATTAGACAAGTGCTTAATAATATCAACAATGGGTCACCTTAATGATGATGAAAATGATTCTAGCAGAGACTTTAGTAGATATAATACTTTAATCAATTCAATGACAAATCCAATATGCACATATAGAGGATTAGATTCTTCTGTATTGTCACCAGCAAACAATAAGGTAGTCAATTTCATTGTAATAAGCGGAAATATCACATTGAATCCATTACAGCTGAAAACAGGTCCATATACGAATACTAATTCACAGAAACTTAACAATAATTGGACTATATGCAAAGCTTATATGGGATGGGATGACGGAGATAGAAGACTATATGGCAATAAGTATACTGTACCATATCCAGATGTAGATGACGGTGCATATTACAATCAGTTCTGGCATTATGACGGAAACGAATCATCGCTTACTTCTGGTGCTGAAGGTGTATATGGATATCTTAATAATAGCTTGAATAAAGATATGAAATATGAAATGTCACAATCAGGCAATTATGATACAATAAGCAAACTGCCCATATTATGCTGCCAATTATCAGTCACACATACTGAAATGCAAAAGGATGAAAATGATGAAGACATAGAAGTTACGATAACAAAATATTGTGTTGAAAGATTAGATGGTGGCACAGCAATACATCAATGGACAGGAATGACAGGACAGAATAGATTTGAATGGCTTACACAAGATGAGATAGATACTTATAATTCAACACATCAGTCAAATCAGATTTCAGCAGTATTTACGATAGGAATAGACCCAAAGATAGATGACTATATAATAGGTCAGAAATTCGCAATATCTAATTCTGTTGACTGGCGTTACAATTTAGATAAGACAGGAATGGCAATTCCTATACATAATGAAGACCGTTTAAGTGGAACAATCGAATTTAAGATAATTAGCCCATATAATGCACAATGGGACACATATAGATGCATATTTCCTTTTGGATGGATAGTCGCAAATGGAATATACAGAGTAGGATCAATGAGTGTTCTAGGACATACGCAATCAATAATGCTAAGTGACTTAAAGATTGAGATGACTTCAAACAATGGAGGAATCAACCGTAATAAGTCAGGAGCAGACAATGATTTAGTATATTATTCTGATATGAATGCTAAATACATTGAGAAGCAAGAAGACAGCGTAAAGATATGCTCATGCTTAGATGTACAAGAGCATTCAGACTATGGCATTAAGATACAGAATAGCAATTCATGGCTAATGAACAGTGACAACACAGGATTCTTCGGATGGGCGACTGGAAACACAGACAATCCTTGGGTTAGACCAGAAGAATGCTATGTAGACTATATGTATAAAGAATATAGCACACCTGCAAAGATAATAGATACACAGATTAATGCAGAATCATTACCAGATGGACTATATGGCAATGCATTGAACTATGATATGCTATGCAACTACATAACAGGAATACCATTAGTTGGTAATTGCAGGATAATGTCATATGATACAAACCTTAAGTATAAGACAATAGACTGTAAGTTTAGACAGCATATGACAGTCATTAATCAACAGCTGCCACATGCATAACAGTATTGTACATTGGAAAAT